ACTTTAAGACCCTCGATGCCACAAGAAGATATCGAAGTCTATCGAAGGATAAGGGAAGATACTTTAGAAGAAGTTGCCCGAGAGTTTGACAATATGCGCTCCCTTGGGGACACAGCCGCAAGTTTTGCGACATTTGTAAGGAACATGAAAAGTGCCAAGACCTAAACCACCTGAACCTATAAAACCTAGATACACACGTATGTCTGATAGACATTGGATGATTCTTAAACAATTAGGCGGGGCTGAGTGGCTACGCAAGATGTTGGACAAACATGCTCCTATGCCAAAGAAGTACTACGAAACATTAAAGGAACAGAATGAACGAACATGATGAAAATTTACGAGACTTGGCGGCTATGCTTGCTATGTGTGGACTTATAATTAACGGAGACTACAGCCTTGCAGAAATTCCGTCGCTTGCCTACAAGACAGCAGATGATCTTTTAGATGAACGTAATCGGGATACCGATGAAGGCATTGCCGCAATCACACCAAAGAGAAAATATGAGCGAAAGCAAAAAGGTTAAGTACACATGGTCGTACTCTTCGCTTGATTTGTTCAAGCAATGCCCGCATAAGTATTACCGACTGCGGGTTAAAAAAGATGTGGTTGACCCGCCTACTGAACATTTGAGCTATGGACTCGAAGTGCATAAAGCCGCTGAAGATTTTATAAAACATGGAACACCAATCCCCGAAAAGCATGCATTTATACGTGAGCCTCTTGAGCTACTACGTAAACGTAACGGTAAACATCTTTGTGAATATAAGTTGGGGCTCACCAGGGATCTCAGTCCTTGTGGGTTTTTTGATGAAGACGTTTGGTGGCGTGGCGTTGCCGATTTAATTACACTACAGGATGACAAGGCTTATTTGGTTGATTACAAAACTGGCAAGTCTTCCAAGTATGCGGACACAAAGCAGTTAGAACTACTATCATTGGCAATCTTTAAACACTTTCCCGAAGTCAAAAAGATTAAAGGTGGGTTGCTTTTTGTAGTGGCAAATGATTTTATTAAGGCAGACTACGAATCAGAACAGCAAGGTGTCTACTGGATGCGTTGGCTTGATGACACTGAACGATTAGAAAAATCCATCGAGTTGGATGTGTGGAACCCCCGCCCCAACTTTAGTTGCAAGAGCTGGTGCCCTGTGAAGGACTGCACCCACAATGGTAAAGGAGCATACAGATGAGCCGTAACTACCGCCAAGAATACGATGAGTATCAGGGTAAACCCGATCAAATTAAAAAGCGTGCAATGCGTAATGCGGCACGGGCTACAGAGGTCAAAGCGGGTAAGGTCAAAAAGGGTGATGGCAAGGATGTTGCCCATGTGAAAGCCTTGGACAAAGGTGGCTTGAATACAAACGGATTACGTGTGGAATCCAAGTCAAAAAACCGCTCGTTCTTGCGTGACTCTAAGGGTAATTTGGTATCCGAAACAAGCAAAAAAGAACGTAAACGCACTTGACATACTGTACTGTATGTGCAGAATGGAGTGGCAGTTTGCTTTGAAATGTGCCCTTGCGTAAGATGTGAGTGACAAGGGCGGGGATGTTGGGATCTCTAAATTAACCGCATCAGTTGGTGTCTCCTTTACCTTGATAACTTTCGGGGAGCCGAGCCAACCGAGTGACTACCGTAAGTAGTACTTCTTTCTGACTGAATGTGAAAAACACACATTCGGTCTATATCCTATTTGGAGTTAGAGTGCAAATGACAAGAGAAGAGTTTGAAGCATTGTTAAAAATACAAGATCGGTATTTGCTAATGTGCAAAGTTGTGAAGGGTACGCATGTAGATAGAGAAGAACTATATGCCGCTGATGTGGTCAACAGAGGTAACTACGTCGTAATGGATGGCAACCCCACAAAGACAGAACGTGGTGCTGTGCAAAGCTCAATCGCAAAATACTACCGACAAAATGCAAATAATTAACAACAAAGCGTTGTTGCTAAAAGTTCGGGAACCAAACCGAATTACAACAGTCATCCCCAAAAGCCAGTTGCTCGATAGCGGTGAAGTGCTTGTGAAATGGGGGCTAGAAGAAGCTCAGGTGCTAAAGAACTTACGCATCAAGAACGTGCCTTCGCCCATCAATGCACACTACGAGTGGACTGGACTCTACAAGCCATTTGACCATCAGAAGGTCACATCATCGTTCCTCACTATGCACAGGCGGGCGTTCTGCTTCAACGAGCAGGGTACTGGCAAAACATCAAGTGTTATTTGGGCGGCTGACTATTTGATGAACATCGGTGCAATCAAGCGGGTCTTGGTGCTATGCCCCCTCTCCATCATGTCATCCGCATGGGAGTCCGACTTATTTAAGTTTGCCATGCACAGGTCATGCGCTATTGCGCACAGCTACTCTAAAGAAAAACGCATTGAAGCCGCCAAGGGAAACGCAGACTTTGTGATCTGCAACTTTGATGGGCTAGACATTATCAAAGACGAGGTAAAGAACTTTGATTTGGTTGTGATTGACGAGGCTAATGCTTATAAGAACGTAGCTACAAAACGATGGAAGACGCTCAATTCTGTACTCAAACCCGACATGTGGGTATGGATGCTAACAGGAACCCCTGCATCTCAGTCGCCTACTGATGCGTATGGACTAGCAAAGATCATCAATCCATCAGGGGTACCAAAATTCTTTGGGGCTTTTCGTGACCAAGTGATGCAGAAGATCACACAGTTTAAATGGATGCCTAAAGCTACATCGGAAAAGGTACTGCATGATGCGCTCCAACCCGCAATTCGATTCACCAAAGACGAGTGCCTTGATCTGCCCGACATGACTTATGTGACTCGAGATGTGCCGCTGACAACACAGCAGATTAAATACTACGAAGCCATCCGCAAGAACATGATGGCTGTAGCGGCAGGAGAAGAAATAACTACAGTAAACGCCGCCGCAAACTTGAACAAGCTCCTACAACTTTCTTGTGGTGCGGTGTACTCGGATAGTGGAGAGGTTGTAGCGTTTGATGCAAAGAACCGCATGACTGCGTTGTTGGAGGTCATTGAAGAAGCTAGCCACAAGGTGATTGTGTTTGCACCATTTAGGCACGCTATTGAGATCATATCGGAAGAATTAAAAGCCAACGGAATTAGCTGTGAAGTAATCAATGGTGGCGTGCCAGTCAATAAACGCACAGAGGTGTTTGCTAAATTTCAGGCAGAGAAGAATCCACAAGTGCTTGTGATTCAACCGCAGGCAGCCGCACATGGCGTAACTCTTCACGCAGCGAACGTTGTTGTGTGGTGGGGGCCGATCACGTCTATAGAGACATACCTACAAGCTAATGCACGTGTGCATCGTGCAGGTCAACGCAACCCTTGCACTGTTGTGCATCTACAAGGCAGTCCAGTTGAGAAGCGCATCTACAAGATGCTGTCTGAAAAAGTCGACATTCATACAAGACTAATTGATCTTTACAAAAATATCGTGGAGGACACTTGACAATGTAAAGTAGAGCCCTTATATTCTATATCCCAACAACAAAAAAGGAGAGTGCCATGACTGAAGAAGTCAATACCGAAAAGCTAGCAAAAATCTACATTAAGATTCGTGATAAGCGTCGTGAACTTGAGAAGCAAGTAGCTGAACTCAAGGAACAACAAGACACTGTTGCGAGTCAACTGTTAGAGATATGCAAGGCTGAAGGTGCCCAAACAATCCGTACGCAATTTGGTACGGTATCACGCAGAATCACAAAGAATTACTGGACTAGTGACTGGGATTCTTTTTTCAAATTCCTCAAAGAGAACGATGCCTTTTCGTTGATGCACCAACGTATCAACAGCACAAACATGGCTCAATTTCTTGAAGAAAACCCCGATCTTCATCCACCGGGGCTAAACGCGGATGTCAATCAAACTATAGTAATCGTAAAACGCTAGGAGCAGAAAATGAGTAATGAGCTTGCAATGTTGGATGGTGGCTTGCCTTCGTATCTGAAGGAAGTTGAACTTGACGAAACCACTAAAGCCCTAATGGGCGGTGCTGGTAATGGTGGCATGAAACGTATATCCATCAAGGGTGGCGTATGGCGCATGATGGTCAATGGAAAAGAAATTGCCAAAAACGAAGAGCGTTCAATGAACGTGGTGGTTGTTGCCGCTTCCCCCAAAGTGTCACGCACTTTTTATCTGAAAACTTACAGCGAAGGTAGCGAGCCAACTGCACCCGATTGTTGGTCTGCTGATGGTGACTTCCCTGATGCTAGAGCAACTATGCCTCAAGCAAAACGTTGCATGGACTGCGACAAGAACGTAAAGGGTTCAGGACAAGGCGATAGCCGTGCTTGCCGTTTCAGCCAGCGTCTTGCCGTTGCTTTGGCAAACGACTTGAAGGGCGATGTGTTCCAACTGACACTACCTGCCGCATCAATCTTCGGTGCAGGTGAGCCTGGGAAGTGGCCTTTGCAGACATACGCAAAGATGATTGGTAGTAAAGGTATTCCAATTACTGCGGTGGTTACCGAAATGCGTTTTGATACTGATAGCGCAACTCCCAAGCTGACATTCAAACCCATCAAAGTATTGGATGCCGCTGACCACATGATTGCTATTGAGCAGGGTAAATCCGAAGCCGCTATGAAAGCAATCACAATGACTGTGGCTGAAGCTGATGGAATTAAACCTGTTAAGCTAGAAGCGCCAAAGGTTGAAGTTAAAGCTCCAAAGGCTGAAGCTGAGCCAGTGGAAGAGCCAACCAAACGTGTTGCCAAGAAAGAGGAAGAAGCTCCTAAAAAGGACTTGTCCAAGATTCTTGAGGCATGGGACGATGAGTAATGGCTGGGTATTCCACGCTTACAGCCCGAGAGATTAGGGAAGCAAACCAAAGTTTACTCGGGGTCAAGTTGGGCATGATCTGTTTAGATAGGGATATACCCGTAATTGACGTCGCTGAGTTCTTCGGTGTAAGCCGAGTTACTGTATATTCTTGGTTCCGTGGGAAAGCCGTTGTTTCAGGTAAGCACGCAGACAAGATGCACAAGCTGATTGCAAAGTTAGCTTAATAGTTTGAGTAGGCTAGGGTAGCTCCCGAAAAGGATGTTCCGTCTCATCCCTGCCTTTCTCTTTTAAAAGACGATACCAAGGACGGCTATGATTTCGAGAAAAGAGTTTCTCGCACTGGTACTCCCACCTCTAGAAAAAGGCGAGCACTATTGCACATTCGGAATCAAGACAGTTAACGAAAAAGATGTTGTTAGGCAGAAGTTTGTAGAGAGCATAGACGATATAAGCACACAAGCAGATGTGCTGGTTCAAGAAGAATTTAATGCATTCTTTGCTATGGCTAAGTATGGTGACCCCCAAGAGGGCCGTACTACGAATAATGCGCTTTATCTAAAGTCGTTTTATATTGATCTTGATTGTGGTGTTAACAAACCCTTTGCGGATTTAGGCAAAGGGCTGATTGCCTTAAAGAGCTTTTGCAAGGCAACGAAGTTGCCACGCCCCACCATCGTTAAATCGGGTTTGGGTGCCCACGTGTATTGGGTACTAGACAAGGCTATACCACGCAAGCAGTGGAGGAGTCATGCCGACCGCTTAAAAGAACTATGTGTTGAGCATAAGTTTGATGTTGACCCTGCGGTTACTGGTGAAGCCGCACGTGTTCTTAGGGTGCCTGAGACTTACCACGTCAAAGACCCGACCAATCCGATTGCAGTTGAAGTCCTGCATGTAGCGCCGACGATGACGATAGACGATGTTGAGAAACTTCTTGTACCATCTGATGATATTTTGAAGATGTTGGACAAGGCTGATTTTAAACGTCAGCTAGACCCCCTTACCCTTGCGTTGATGTGTAGCAGTCAGTCAAGGTTTAAGACCATTTTAATTAAGTCCGTTGAAGGCACTGGATGCAATCAGCTCTTAAATATTTATCACAATCAGGCAACAATAGATGAACCCCTGTGGCGGGCAGGGCTGAGTATTGCCCAGCAATGTGTGGATAGGGATAAAGCCATCCATGTCATCTCTAATCAGCACCCTGATTACTCATAGTATGCGACTGACCGCAAGGCAAGTGAGACCAGGGGCCCCTACACTTGCGAGACATTTAAG